ACAAATTCTTCCTTCCCATCTTGAAGGACCATAGCAATCCGTATGTCACGTTCGCCAAGTAATCCAAGAGGGCTGTTAGAATCTTGACACTCTGGACCAAGAAGTAACCCACGTTCCCATTTCATATCTGCGATTTTAGTTTTCTTATCACACCTATCACAGTAATGCCACGGACCTGTTAAGTGGGTATGTCGTAATCCGGATTGTGCAAAGAAGCTCATAATATCCTTAGAATTTTTAGAGGGCTGCTCACAGGGAGCAGGTTCCATGAAAACAGCCCTCAGTGCATAACATTAGCCGGGAGGCTGTGTTATGAACGTCATTAAGTCTACGGTCCCTGAGTTCCCCACGTTCCCTGCCAACGTGGGCACCAAGCCGCAACACGCATACGAGTTTTCTGCTTAATCGCATCCGTATCGAAGTCATCATCGAAGTCCGTAGTAGGCTTCTCACGGTTAATAACTTCCAGCGCATGATCAGACTTCTCAGCAACCAGAAACCAAGCACTCGGAGAATTCAACCACGGGACTTCAATGTTCTTGTAATCCTCAGGAAGCAAGGAGTTGATGGTGTTATCACCAGTGTAAGGCTTACCCGGAGAACCAAGAATCTCACGAACCAAGAACCTCAGCTCAGGAGGAGTTACAAGATTCATCCACTTCAACCTGATCGGGAAGCCCGTGTTATCAATCATACGTGAGGCATGATTGGTAGCAAGTTGCAGCCCGGCTATGCTGAAGTCTACGTCCACAGCAGGACGGTTTGGGTAAGTACCAGGAGCACTGATAACACCTGCAACACCAGGTGCAATCTGAGTGGCCTGTGCACCACCAAGAAGAGCGTGCTGATTGTAGAACAACGGATTACCGTCAAACGTAGTCACCGCCGACGTGAAACCTTGGTTGAATACATTCCAAGCAATCATTTCCTTGGTGAACGCCGCTGACCGTGCAAGCAAAGTCGGGCCTTTTTTACCTACCAGACCATACTTATCATCATCATACAGTTCCTTGGAAGTGCGAATACCAAGGCTGTAAGTGAGTGGTTCCACACGCTTAGAACCGCCCTGCTTCATTTCCGTGTAATACGTAGAAGCATCTTCAGGCTTCTCGATCAACACAGAAAGTCCTGCCATTTCAAGTTCCTGCTCATACTCCGAGTGTGAATCTACTTCATGAAACACCTTCGGATAGTCTGAGGCTTTGAGTTGATTGTCTAGGCTGTCGAAGTAAATCTTCCTCAGCCCTGTCTGCATCAATTGAGAGAACTTCGCTCGTACTTGGGGCATTGAAAATCTCCTTCGAGGTTAGGCTACCTGAATGGCAGAAGTGAGGAAGACAAAAGTAACAGGTGCGTTAACATAAGAACCAAGGGGAAGGCCAACAATCTGTACAATAGCCGAACCACCAGTCTTGTTCTTGTCAACATACCACAGACCGTTTGCATCTTTGGTCATGCCGTAAGCAACACCAATGGAGGCTTGTGTAGGCGTATAATCCGCCGCAACCGCACCAGCGGCATTGTCAAACAACGCCTGGAAGATGTTATCCTGATTCGGCTCAATGTACAGAGTCCGACCATCAGACACCGGAGTACCGATTGCGATATTAACCGCATTCGGCTGGTTAGGAACATTACCATACGTAGCAATAGCAATGTTACCTGTAACACCACCAAAAGGTGGCGTAGGAGCGCCAGCACCATTACTCCCAAGGTTAAGACCAAAGGACTCCGCTACACCTAGAATCCCAGCTGCTACTGTAGCACCATCCCAGGCTTGTACAAAGCCTCCGGCACTAAGTTGTACAGGCGTTCCAGAAAGGAAAGTCTGCCCCGCAAGTTCCGGCTGAGCACTGGTGAAAGGCGTCGTACCCGCTTTCTCCAGCACTTGTAGAATCGGCAGATGTGTGGTAAGATTCGCCGCCATCGTGTGCTCTCCATTTATTTCTGTTGTAAGAACGCCTGCTTCGCTCTGGGGTTTTAGTTAATGTACTAGATAATATCCGAGTACAAAGTCTGAAGACTTCCGTAGCCTGTGTCTATAACAGGAGACGTAAGATCAAAGGAATCCTTAACACGAACTCGCGGAGGACGATTGCGGTTGCTGAGTTGGTTAAGGGAAACTTGAAGGGCTTTTCTGCGTTTACCGTAGAGGATACGTTTGTGTACAATCATTGCTACGGTGTCTTCGTAGCGGTAGACTCCTTCAGAGTCGAACATCAAAGGGAGAGTGAAGTTTGAGTTTACATCTTCTTTGGTCAACAGTTTAAACCCTTCGGCGAGTTTCTGTCCAAGCCGACGTGGTGAATGGTGAACCCACACAGCTTCATACTCCGGGTCTTTAAGTTGAATATTCATGTAGTCAGCAACTTCGTGGTCAACTACAGGAATGTAAGTATCCGCAGCATACGCTTGCTGTTCAGTAAGAGTTGCCCAGTTTGGTTCTTTCGGCTTGGCTGCTTCTACCGCGGCTTTGTGTTGATTCTGCAACACAGCCTTAACCGCCGCTTCAAGCGCCGCAGTATCAATAGCAGGATTAGAAACAACCGCCGCTACCGCCGCAGCTTTTTGCTGAAGTGTTTGTGCCGCCGTCGCTGCAATAGGCTGTGTATTTACAGGCCCGGAAATACTTGGTTGGTCTTTATGCTCAACTGTGGGCATTAGAGTACACCCTCCTTATCCAGCATTTCAACATAATCTTCATACTTAATACCAACCTGCTGTGCAGCCTTACGAACATCACGCTCGTAATCACCTGTAAGCACAGTCTTTTCCTTAGCACCAGTGCTTGTACCACCTGCACTGCCACTGGAAGTGCCGCCGTTGGAAGTAGAAGAAGCAAACCGACTTTTCAGTTTCCCTTCTACAATCTCATCCATGTGATCCGCAAGAATCGTTTTGTAACAATTCTCAACCACCGACGCATCATTACGTGCGGCTAGGCTCTGATTGGCGATCAAAGCATCTACCTTGCGCTTGAAGTCACCATGATAATACTTAAACTTCTCAGCGTCCTCAAAAGTCTCACGCCGGATGTTATCAGCACGGAGAGTCATGATTGCTACGGATTGAGATTCTGTGGCTTTGCGGATGGCTTCTTTAGGATTGGTGAGGATTAGGTCTTCAAGTTCTGCGTCAATTTCTTCTTGACGTTTGTTCTGATTCTGACGCGCAGCAGCATCCGCCGCATCTTTAGCCGCCTTCTCACGCGCTGTCTTATCAGCTTGCTGCGTATCCACAAGTCCCTGAAGAAGCGTCTCCATCTTACCAAGCTTTTCCTTGGTTTCCTTACCTTCCTTCAACTGATTCACGATCTCATCAGGAAGTTCAAACTTATCCTTACCCTCGTCGTCTGTCTTTTTCTGCCATGAGAACAATGCCATTAGATTGAACCTCCTTCTTGGGATTTAACGATTTTCAGTTTCTGTTCTGTTTGTTGCTCAAACTGATCTTTCAATGCTTGAATATTTGCCGGTAGATTGAACAACAATGAACACATATTCAATCTAGTTTTGATAACAGCTACTTCTTGAGTTAGTTCATGAGGTTCCTTACCAAGAGCAATACTCTGAACCGCATTAACCTGTTCTTGATGTAACCCTTTAAGAAACGCCAGCACCGGCTGGAACTCCTCCTTGAGCCATAGCTCCTGAAGGGACTTGTGATATGGAACCAGCTCCCCTAGATTGTTGATTTCCATTGCCTGCTCCTGCTCCTGCTTGTTGTTGAAACGCTGTTATGATTTTAGCAATATCCGGTAGAATAGTGCCAGTGTTTTCCTTATTGAAAGCTTTCAAAAGTCCTTGCATAGTTGCTTTAGTTGCGAGCAACATATCAAAATAATACGCTTTAAGTTCTTCAGGAATGTTCGGCATTCCAAGAGCCTGAATGATCTGTGTCTGCGCTGCGTAGTATCTATCCAGACGATCAGACAACAGAATATCATTCTGCCGTTCCATTTCTTTATTCATTGACGCCGAAGATGGACGAAGCCTAAGACCTAAAGTGCCGTCCTTATACATATTCAACGCACGCTTTAACTTCTCCGCCTGCGCACCATACTTCGCAAGTTTACTCCCAATTCCAAAATTCGCGTACATCGTCAGGAACTTCAACCCCAACTTAACATGAGCACTTCTCATATCACCAGTGCGCAGGTTGTTCCTATTATTCGCCTGCATCATAACCATCGAAGTTCCGGCAGCACTATAAATCCCACGCTTAGGATTTACAACACCCCCACCTGTACCACCACTAGAAGGATCTACACCAGTTCTTTCCTTCGCAATAGCCATGTGGAACTGGTCAGGGCCGTCGGAGTAACCAAGATCCGCGCCTGCTTTAAAATGCTCAATCTCATCCTTCTTCCCAGGGAAACATGCACCGGGAAAAATATCCAGCATACTACCCAGATTCGACTCAGGATCAGCTCTAAACAACCCCAGCATAGCCATGTTACGATTGTTAGTACGCCAGTTGTTGTTGTTGGAAACTTCCTTCTGAATCATATGAACCATCTCAGCAAAACCAGTGCCTAGATAACTCTCATCATCATAGGCCAACTTCATATCCTGATATGGTTTCATATTCTTTGGATAGTTATTGTACGCTACCCAAAGAATGCGTTCGGACCTTTTGTGATACCGCGCCTGGAAACTTTTCTTTTTACCGCCGACCACAAAGTTAAACCAAAGATGATAAATATACCAACGGGCAGCACCAGTATCAACCCCACTGCTGTCAATTCCAAAGGCGCTGTTGATCTCACGTTCCATCTCCGTTTCTTGTACTGCATCAGGCTGGTTCAGTAGGAAGTCTATGTCATCTTGAGTATAGTAAGGACTCTTACTACGAAGATCTTTGATTCCCCAGTAATCAAGGGATTCAATATGACCGTAGCATTTCATGTTTTCAAGCTTTGCTACGGAAGGATCGAAGATGAATCTGTTAAGAGGAAGAAGTTCTGGATGAGGACCGTCGAAGGATGTGAAAATTTGATCCTTAGATTGTACAGGTGAATCATCAGACAACCCGCCATCTATATAGACACGTTCAACTTCCTGCTCAAATTCATACGGCGTTACAACCACACCTGTTCCGTACTTGATAGCAGAATGATTCGTACTCTGTGACACGCGGTATAAATCCAACTCCGCCGGATCATACGCCATATCCATCAAGAAGTCTTGAACAATTGTCTTTAGTTCTTCCCCATCCTTAGTATCTATATCCCCACTCATTGTAGCAGTCCAGAGCGGATCATACATCCAAATCCCCGCTTGCACCCGTGCAAGCAGTTCGTCTGAAGATGTACCAATGATAGGAATTACAAGATTTGCAGCGCCCTCCCAAGGCCAGGAGACAGTTTCATTTTTTGGTTTTGCTTTATACAACCGCACATACTCTGGTAACTTCTCGGTTCTGAATGTTTGCAACCGACGATCAAGATGAGCGAGTTTGTCTTTGATGAACAGACAAATCTCTTTATACTCGTCAGCACCGAGTTCTTTGGAAGTTACTAGAGTAGGTGGTTGGTAAGGCATTTACCGTCCTGCGTTCTGGTCTGTTACGATTGTTTGGGCTGTTTGCGTGGTT